ACCCCCTCGTCTGGCCACTGTACCAGGTAGGGATCCTGTCACCGGTTTCTCGGCGACCCTGTGGCCAACTGCAGCAACATCGTCCTGATTAACAAAACCGTGTGTATTCATTAGGCGCTGATAAACGTCGGATTCCTTCGAGATTCTCTTCTTAATTATCTGCGGGCCGCCCTGGCCCGGGCCCATGCCCTGCTCTGGTTCCTGGGAGACTCCCGATCTTAATATTGACACAAGGGGGAGGATGAGGGCATTATTCTTATCGCGTAGAGGGCGCTTTCTCCGGAGAACAGCAAATCGCTCTCCTGTCGCGAAAATCACAGGCACACTCTTCGTCTCCTCCCGGCGCTTGTACTGGAAGGGAATCCGCTCATCAAAGAGGTGAAAAACAGCACGATCCACATCCTCAATTGTGCAGGGGGGTACTGTGAAGTCGTCGGGTGTGTCAAAGCCCTCAAAACCACCACGAACGAAGTCCCCGGTCATGTTGGCCTTGTCATGTCTAGTCGTCATAATAGTCTTCCGCGTTCACTAATCACCGTAGAATGACGAGTCTGTGGTCGATATACCACCCTTACTCGCAACCTCTTTTGGTCCAGTGATTGGCTTGTCTAGCTTCCCATCCGCTTGGAGTTGCCTCACGTCACCCGTCTCGCCCAGAATGTTCTCCGAAGCACCCCTCTGCTGCACGAACGCTGTCTGTACAGCATCATCATCAGTGAAAGACTCAGACAGAGGGCCTATCGGTCTTACATTTATCTGTCCTTCCCGGGCTTGGATACCCGCTATCTTAAATCCCGTGAGATGCTCCACCTGTCCGAATATTTGCTTGTCAGCAATCACTGATGTTACCTCAAAAAATATTGTTCCATAGCTAAAATAATCGCCCTCTTTTGCCTGCAGATCTTTATCGAGTAGATCTCTCGCGTGTAGGTATACACTTATCTTTGTTGACTCCTCGCTACCGTATCGTGTGGTCGAGAACTCCTCGGGCTGCCACTCCACCATGCCCTCCATCTCGATCGGGGGATCAAAGACCTTATCAGTAGCCTCCTCATAGATCTCGTGCACCTCCGTAAGATCCTCCCTCACGTGGTAGTAGTAGATCTTCTGCCCAATAACATCCTTGGTTATCTCCTTTGTTAGGTCGGAGATAAAATCGATCTCTCGGGGTGTTATAAAAAGTCTTGCCACCTAAATACTCCTCATCCCATTATGATGGCTTTGCCATTGGGTATGGGGATCTGTCTAAGAATCCTCTGCAGGTTTTCAGAGGCTGCGGCCTCTGACTCCAGCATTTTATCATATGTTAGCTCTGTGAGCATCTCAGCTAGCTTTGTTTTGAGATTCTCCTGCTCCTCCCGGCCCTGTGACACTAGATCTGTGCCGTTAAGAGTGAGATCAGATCCAGGGATAGGAATGCTGGAGAACTTCGACCTCACTAACCCAAGCAACTCCTTGGAGAGAGCAAGAGTGTACTGCCTGACCCACTGCCTCCCAATACTGTTAACTCTCGCATACAGTAGGTCGCCGAAGGGTACGTTGGAGAGATTGCTAACACCGTATATCGTATCATCTGTGTAGCCTGGGTGGAGAGGATCTGGCGCGAAGGCTACACGAAGCCACAATTTCTTTGGATCAGATGACACAGGCACTGGAAAGAGACGTATCTTGGTTCCCATAATCTTGTAGGAGTAGTTTGATCGGCGCACCTTGGATGATAGGCTTAACATACCTCCCCTCAGTATATCCTCGAAGACCGGAAGGACGTAGAAGATTGTCTCCGGAGTGAACGACTCAAATGAGAACTCATTGTTGAGATAGTTGATCGCCGAGGAGGTGTCGAAGAACCTATATGCCGCGTGGGGGGAGAAGTGGAACACCTCCATTAACTTCATCTTGGTCTTTGGATTATTGGCTGAACTATCTACAATTAGATTTCCGTCCTCGTCCTTGAGTTCTGTGTAGATATCATAGTCCTGTCGATCCTTCTCCAAGGAGATGCTGCCTGATATCGTGTTGTAGGAACCTCCGAGTCCGGCCTCCATAGCATAGGGCTCGCCGCGTCGGAGCATGAACTCCAGATTTTCCCTAGGAAATTTCTGTTCTGTGCCTGATAGGAACGACCCTGTTGGCGCGCCGAGGAGATTTGCTAGTTGGGAGCGTGCCTGATACTGATTGATTATTGAGCCGTACTCACAGAACGATTCCTCGAAGCATGCCCAGACCTGCTTCTTTGTCAACTCAACGCTGAGAATATCATCACCCAGCTTCCTCTTTACAAAGGTTACCATGGCGTCAGCCTCAAGCTGAAAATTGCCGTCAGTATCAAAGAGCCCAAAGGGCGTTGGATTCAGTGTATCTGCAAATGTTGCCATGTAAGTCTCCGACGTAATCCTTTATCTAACATCACTAAATATGTGTGTCAGAGAGCGACGTCAGAGGCCTGGGAAAAAAGTGTCACGTAATTTTGTGACACTCCACCTGGCGATGGTTGGGATAACCCTAGAGTTAATTACTCTTCGGAAGAATTATCTTGAGCTTCGTCGTCAGCGGACGACTCGTTCTCGGGCTCGGCAGAGGCCCCAGCCTCCGGAGCAGGAACAAAGACCCGGATTGCAGCGAGGGTAGCAGCTGCTTCATCAAGCGAAAGCACGCCGCGAGCCTGGGCTCGTTGTGCGACAGCAATAAGCGTATTAAGAGCAGCTACCTGATCGTTATCTAATGTTAACATTTTCTCAAAATCCTATCAAACAGAAGAGGCATGCCTCTTCAATTGATTTTAGCCTCAAAACGTCTAGTGTTAAGGTGATTGCGCTAGTCGTTGTCGACTAGACCCTCTTGGGCCAGACGCTTAGCAACATGACGAGTTCCATGGCGCATCTGGGTTCTAAACTCTGTGTGCAACACATGTGTCAACGAATCCAGACGTGCTCTGAGATCATTTACTTCAGTGCGTAGCGCCGAGACCTCCGACGCCGGTGTGGACTTTACAGCCTTTTTGGTCGTAGCTGACTTTGTCTTGGCTGTCTTGGTTGTTTTCTTTGGTATCATGCTTTTTGCAGGCATTCTTTCTCCTTCGCTTAAGCGACTATTTTAAGCAACCAGATTGTTGCTGCCATACCAAATTGTATAACTGCGAACACTGTAATTGCCTTCGTCTTAAATATCTTGAGTGACTGGACCTCGTCCATTAGCTCCTTGAGCTGTGACGGTGATGCAACCTCGTCGATCTTCTCTTTCCACGATTTGAGCTCTTCAACTCGGTCTTCCTTAGCTCTCATCTGAGCAATCTCTTGCTTGAGCTCCTGTATTTCCTTGTTTAGCGCAGATATATTCTCTGCCAGGGATTCTAGTTCTTTGAGGACTAATCTAGAGTACTCGTTCCAGCCATTCTGTGCATCATCACTCATTATAAACCCTCTTACATCCGTATGTTTCAACTAACTCTAGAACTGTCTCTATACGTTCAACAACACACGGAATATCAGGATCCCCTTCGGAGAGTATACTTCGAACTTCCCTGAGTGACTCTATAACAACCCAAAGGGTTTTTGCGTTCTTCTTTAGCTGGGCGTCCCTATCGTTGAGAGAGATAGTTAGCTCTCTCAGCTTCTTGAGTGATGCGCGGCCTTTCTTGGAGTCACACTTATCCATACCATATAACTATCATGTTCATAGGGAAAAAGAAAAGGGGTGCTTCCAAAGGAAGCACCCCTGATCTGATCCGAGGATCAACTGAACTTGGTTTAGATGATGTTCATATCCATGAGCGTCACTGTTCCGTAGAAATCGGAACGAACCATCTTCTTGCCGTAGCGAGTCATCACGCCCTTACGAGGAGTGAAATCCTCAGGTGCGAAGATCGTCGGAGTGACGATAAGCGGCACGTACGGAGCGTAGACGTATCCTGTCTCAAGGTAGCTACCACCCTTGTACCCAACAAGAATCTTGTTGCGTGGGAAGTAGGGGTCCTTGTAGACCGTGAAACGATTGCTCAGCGTACCAACCTTCTCGGCTCCCAGGGAGATCGGACCACTGACCTGTCCTTCACCGTCTAGGGTGTAGGATGGGCGGTAGAAGACCGATGCCTCAAGGATAGTTGCCACATCAGGACCCACCACAATGAAGTTAGCAGAACCACGCAGCGTCTTACGGTGAATGGTGTTTGCCACGTCAATGACGGTCTCAATGAGAGTCTCGTACCACTCGCGGACAGTTCCCGTGAAGGAGGGTCCGGGAGCGAGACTGGAGCTCTGATTAATCTCAGCGCCAGACTCCTTGTTAACGAACTTACCAGGTGCACGACTCCAGTAGAGGTTTGCACCATTCGCCTGGGTGAGTAGGTCGTTGAGAATCTCTCGGTCCAACTCTAGGGCGATCTGCTCGGAGAGGATCTGGGTTAGCTCCACCTCAGCGTCGAGGCTGTGATAGGCGTTCAGGTCCTGAGCAAGCTCTGGTGACCACTTGGCACGTAGCTTTCTGGTAACCGCTGTCACAGCGATCGACTCAATCTTGATATCGATCTCTGGGATTGCCGGAGACGGTGTTGCAAGGAAGTTCGACTCAAAGGCGGGAATCACGAGAGACTCACCGTTCGATGAGTTCAACGCGGAGTCCAGAACAACAGAGACCTCGAGCTTCGCACGATCTACATCATCGAGCATCGAGCCGGAGATAACAGCCATCAGGGCTGCACCGGTGGAGTCCCGATTGATGAGAGGATCAGAGGTGAACACGTTGTTCGACCATTGTCCAATCTGGTTGAGGCGTCGCACGTTGACGATACCAACACCACCCTGTACAGTCTTTGGAAGACCAGAGGCTGAGGAAGGCGTCGTGTCGCCGAAGTGGAGAGCAATGTCCTTCACCAGCGTGAGATCTGCATTGGCGAAGCAGGCGTTACCCAGATTGAGGACAACTGCCTGGAACTGGCCAGTGTTTGCACGATTGGGATCTTCCTCAATCAGAGCACCGACCTGTGGGTCGAACTGAAGCAGCTTTCCATCAGTTCCTGTCGCGTGAAGCTTAGAACCATCAGACCAGTTTCCACCAGCTGAAGCAGCACCCGCATACGAACCAGAAGCGAGGAAAATATCCGCATCTAGATCTGTATTGGTATGTACGCGCGAGAATCCACTACCTGCGAGATCGTACTGACCACCGGTTCCTAGTGAACCAGAGCGTACACCCTTGCCGGATGGGCCGTTGTAAATGGAGTCGCCCTGACTGTAGACTGCTTCTGTTGAGGAAGCATCAGCGCCACCGTCAGAACCATACTGGTAGTCAAGGTAGAATAGCAGACCGGAAGGGAGGCTCATGGGCTGGATAGAAACCAGCTCATTGGCCACCAGGCCGCCGAAGACGCGTCGGACGATTGGGAATGCCACGTTAGTGAATCCCGCAATATCGTTAGCATTGGTTAGGGCCCCAGCGCCCGTGGACAGGGTGGAACGCTCACGGAGTAGCTGACCAGCCTGGTTTTCAAGCATTCTGGACATATTCTCTCGGTGAACACCCTCGAGGCCACGGAGGAGGCCGGTTCGGGCCCACTTCTCAACGAGACGACGGTTCTGGGAACCGAGGTGCCGTGCGCGGATACCCTCTGTTAGTTGATCAAGTGTAAAGGTCTTGGACATTTGTTTCTCCTTAAAGGTCCTGTTTCAGTAGTTCGACTTAGTCCCCACCGTTATTAATACCGGCGAGTACTGCCCATCGATCCACCTCATGCCCACTGTTGGTCGGTGATGCCGACCGGGTTGATCTGGAGGATGATCCGAGCGATCTTGAGCTACGTCCCTCTTGAAGGGTCTTCCTGGAGACCTTCTTGAGCGAAGAAGTCAAGCTCTTGTAAAGAAGCTTTGCCTCTCGGAGCGTCTTGGCATTGTCCAGGGCCTCGACTATTGCTCTTTGCTGCTTGGCTGTTAGGTTGCGATTTTGAATTAGCTTATTTGCATAAAGCAACTTCGCATTGAAAAGATTCATCTCGGTGAGCTGTCCCTTAAGGGCATGCACCACCTTGCGATACTCAGCGATTTGTTGGCCTCCACCGGAAGGTCGTCTTCCACCAGAGGTACGACGAGGAGCTGCTCGGCGGCCACGCTTGGCGTTGGCTCGACGACGTGCTGCCTCACGCATCTTTCTCACGCGTGCGCGTCGTCTTAAAGAC